CTTGCGAAGTTTATTGAATCGGCAGGTTTCAAAGATGCTAACGAGTTCATGAATGAGATTACGCCAGAGCAAAATGCTGCACTTTCTCAGCCACAGCCTCCAACCCAAGACGCACAGGCTCAGGTTGCTCAGATGTTGGCAGAGGTGGAAAGAGAAAAGACTCAGGCTAAAGCTCAGATCGATGCGGCGAAACTTGACCTTGAGAAGCAAACACTTGAAGCCGAATATACACGCAAAGGTATAGAGATGCAGATGAAGAACCAGAAGGATACGGCTGAGTTACGTATTAAGGAAGCTGAGTTAGCAGTTAAGCAATTGCAAGCTGTACTGGCTATGGACTTGGCTGATGAGGATACGAAGAACAAACAGACTGAGTTAACGCTAAAGGCTTTGCGCGAACTAGGCTCTCTGACTAGAGGAATGTAATGAATAGATCAGAATGGGCAATTAACCTGCTGAGAGATGATTACTTCTTAGAGATGATGGAAGAACTCAGGGGTGTTGAGTTAGCCAAGTTTCTTAATAGTGATTATGGAGATACAGAGCTGCGTGAGCAGTCGTATTTGCGTCTCAGAGTCTTAGAGTCTATTGATAACCATATTCAGGGTTTAGCAGACCAAAAGCTGATAGATCAAAAAAAGTTAAAGATTTTGTAGTCCGAATCGTCCGGTTGGCGATATAATTAAGGAAACATAAATGAGCGATACTCAAAACACGACACCGGAAGGTAGTGGTGAGTTAACGGTAGAAGGTGCAGCTAACGCTTTCTTGAGCATGATGGATCGGGAAGATGGCTCCGATAAGGAACAACCAGAATCCGCTTCAGAAGCTAACGAAAGCGATGCCGAATCAGACTATGAGTCTGAGGTAGAACAGGAAGATGACGGTGAGGAGCAAGAGCAGCCCACGTATCTGGTTAAAGCAGCCGGAGAAGAACGTGAGGTAACGCTTAATGAGCTTATCAAGTCTTATCAACTTGGCACTGATTACACCAAGAAATCGCAAGCAGTAGCTGAGGATCGCAAAGCCGTAGAAGCAGAGCGTCAAGCTGTTCAAGAAGCCAAGCAGATGCGTGATACGTACGCGCAAAGACTTGAGATGATTGAGCAAATGCTACAGCCGCAACAAGAAGAAAATCTGGAATACTTGAAAGAGACTGATCCTATTGGATACTCTGTAAAGGTTGCAGATATGATTCAGAGAGATAAGCAACTAGCTGCTGTACAGGCTGATAGAAATAGGATTAATCAGCAACAGGAGCAAGAAAGGCAAATGCAGATGCAGCACGTAGTTGCTGAGGAAATGCAGAAGCTATCAAGCTATATCCCTGAGTTTACTGATCCTGCTAAGGGTGAGGCTATAAGAAATGATATACGAGCTTTTGGTAAGCAGTTAGGATTCTCAGATAATGAATTAGCGGCTGTCTATGATAGTCGTGCGGTACTAACTCTCTATAAGGCTATGCAGTACGACAAGTTAGTTGCAAGTAAGCCAGCTATCACTAAGAAGGTGAACGAGGCTCCTAAAGCGATTAAGTCAGGCGTAAGCAAACCTAGAGACAGTAATGCTGAAGAAACAAGGAAACTAAAGGCACGAGCTAAGTCTAGCGGAAGTGTCCGCGATGCAGCTAGTGTATTTGAACGCTTTTTATAAGGAATTGAATCATGGCAATTTATAATGCTTATGACGCAATCGGTCAGCGTGAAGATTTGACCGACGTAATTTATGATATTTCTCCTACTGAAACTCCATTCATGAGTTCTATCGGTAAGAGCAAGGCAACTGCTGTTTACCACGAGTGGCAGACCGACTCTCTTGCAGCCGCTACCACAAATAACGCTGCTGTTGAGGGTGCTGACGCTTCTGATGCTACTTTGTCACCAACTACTCGTCTTGGTAACTACACACAGATTCTGCAAAAGACTATCAAAGTCTCTGGCACTCTGGATACAGTTAATAAGGCTGGTCGTAAGTCTGAGAAGGCATATCAATTGGCTAAGGCTTCACAAGAGCTAAAGCGTGACCTCGAGACTATCCTCTTGAGCAATCAAGGTCGTTCAGCTGGTACAACTAACTCTACTGCTCGTAAGATGGGTTCGTTGCTGTCATGGATCAAGACTAACTCGTCAGTCCAGACTAACGGTGGTGATCCAACTACTATCGGCGTATCAACACGTACAGACGGTAACACACGTACATTTACTGAGACTCTGCTGAAAGAAGTAGTGGCTGAGGTATTTGCTTCGGGTGGCGTACCTAAGATTCTGATGGTTGGTGCTACTGGTAAACAGAAGGTATCTAGCTTCACAGGTCTGTCTGCTTACCGTTATAACGTCAATGGTGGTACTGGTGGTGCTCAAGCGACTATCGTTGGTGCTGCTGACGTTTACTTGTCTGACTTCGGTTCAATGAGCGTTGTTCCTAACCGTTTCATGCGTACACGCGATGCTCTGATCCTTGATCCTGAGTACGCTGCATTGGCTTACCTGCGTCCTTTCATGACTAACGAGCTTGCAAAAGCTGGTGACTCTGACAAGACTCAGGTTTTGGTCGAAGTAACGCTGGAAGTTAAGAACGAAGCCGCTCACGGTATCGTTGCTGACTTGAATATGGCACTGTAATAAGACTGCCCCTGATCTTCGGATTGGGGGCATTTATGAGGATTTATGGACTATAGACAAAAGGTTGTACACGCGGACGGTGATGGCGGCATTATCATCGAGACTAAACAGGATGTTACTGAGATACTAGAGAGTAACAACCATATCAGAGAGGCAGACAAAGAACGACGAGGACACCTTAGCGATATGCACCACGTAGCTAGAATACCTTTTACAGTCATTGATGACTTGAATAAAAAGGGAGTTATGAGGGGATTTCATATTGTTGATGATGTAGCGTTTGCTCAATGGCTCAATGATTCCGATAATGCACAATGGAAAGTCTATAGGGGTACTATCTAATGGGTATTACAGTTGGCGTATGTGTTCCTGCTAGGGACGAGGTTCATACTGGCTTTGCGTTTGACTTTGCGAAGATGGTAGGACGAGATAGTAAGTTTCGGTGTGGCACAGGTGAGAACGGCTTAAAGTTATACACAATGGCTGGTACGTTGATATTCGATCAGAGAGAAAAACTGGTCGATGCTGCGTTAGCTGATGGTTGTGACTACATTCTGTTTATTGACTCAGATATGCGGTTTCCTAGCGATACAATAGATATATTGTTAAGCAGGAATGTACCGATTGTTGGTGTTAATGCGGTAACTAGACGTAAGCCTACCTTGCCTACAGCGTTAAATCTTCAGATAGAAAAAGATGAAGAAGGCAAGATTATTAGTCACGCTTGGCATAAAATAGACTCTAAAGATAAAGAAGGAATTGAGGTTTGTACGGCTGTAGGTGGTGGCGTAGTGATGATACATAAAGATGTATTTAACGCCATAAAAAAGCCGTGGTATGACGTAGGTTGGGGATCAAAGGGAATCATTGGTGAAGATGTACATTTCTGCATCAAGGCTCTTGATAATGGATTCCAGACTCATGTAGATCACAGTCTGTCTAAGCATATTGGTCACATTGGAACGTATGAGTACCGATGGGAAGATGTAGAAGATGGTGCTGTTGAAAGACACAACTCAGGGAAATAGTTATGGCATTTACGAGCTACAGCGATTTACAGGCAACAATAGCAAATTATCTGGCTCGTAGTGATTTAACGACTCAGATTGTGGACTTTATCGCTCTAGCTGAGGCAAGGCTAGCTAGAGAGCTTAGAACGCGCAAGATGCTCGTTGTGGCTCGTGCTGATACCGTAGCAGGTGCAGAGACGATTGGGCTTCCTACTGACTTCATAGAGATGCGTGACGTACATTTACGCACTACTCCTGCTAGTCCAGTAACGTATCTATCTCCTAATGCTTTTTTTGCAATAGCTAGAACGACTGATTCCGGCAAGCCATTGAACTATACGGTTCTATCTTCAGAGATTCAATTCGCGCCTATTCCTGATACTGCTTATAGTGTGCAAATGCTGTACTACTACAAGCCTCCGGTATTAAGTGTTACTAATTCATCGAATGTATTTTTAGCTAACTATCCTGATGCTTTGCTATATGCAGCATTGGGAGAGGCTGAACCATATCTAATGAATGACGCAAGATTGCAGGTATGGGCTGCTTTATATGATCGTGCTATTTCAACAATCAATGTGGCTGACCAAAGTAGTGAGTATGGTGGTCAACCTATATCAATGTCAGTGAGGTAAATCATGGCAGAAATGTCGAACTATTTAGAAAATGCGTTAATTAACGGAACTCTGCGTGGTACGACTTATACCGCACCGACTACTACTTATTTAGCGTTATATACGTCTGATCCTACTGACGCTGATACAGGCACAGAGGTAACTGGTGGAGCGTATGCTCGTCAGTCTATTACGATGGGTGCTCCTAGTAACGGAGTATCTACAAATAGTTCTGCTATTGAATATCCACAATGTACATTAACATGGGGTACTGTTACTCATGTTGGCATTCGTGATGCTTTAACTAGTGGTAATCTTCTTTATCACACCCCATTAGATACGTCTAAAGCTATTTCTACTGGCGATATTTTTAGAGTTGCTGTAGGTAGTCTTAGCGTAACGCTTGCTTAGGAATAAATAATGTTTGGCATAAGTGCTTTTTCTGAAAGTCCGTTTGCCACACTTAACGATGTAGCAAGTAATTTTGTAGACGCTTCTGCCAGCATTAACGCAACTGCTACTGTTTCAGCCATTGGTAATTATGTTCAATTAAGTTCAGCAGATATTAATGGAAGTGCATCAGTATCAGCTAGTGGTAGTTATGTTCTATTAGGTTTAGCAGACATTAGCGCAACAGCAACTGTTATAGCTTTAGGTGGTGTTAGTTATGAAGGTTTTGTTTCCATAGATGTATTAGCAGATGTAAGTTGCTCAGGTAATGCCACATTTAGCGCATTTGGAAGTATAAATTCATTAATTTCTGTAAGTGCTGACGGAAAAATAATAGGTGAAGAATGGATTGATACTGCTCAAGAGGGCAGTACTTGGGTAACACAATCTGTGAATGATAATTCATGGACTGTTGTTGCTAATAGTTCTGATAATTGGGTGAGGCAATAATGGCTTTAGTATTAAAGGATCGCGTAAAAGAAACAGGCACAGCTAATACTACTGTTAGCTTTACTCTTTCTGGTGCTGTTGCAGGATTCCAGTCATTTTCGGCTGTTGGAAATACTAACACTACCTATTATGCAGCTACGGATGTATCTAATAATTGGGAAACTGGTTTGGGAACATACTCTACTACTGGTCCTACATTAACTCGCACGACTATTCTTTCATCTAGTAACTCTGGTTCTGCTGTAACTTTCTCAGGTACGGTAACAGTATTTTTAACGTATCCATCGTCAAAATCAGTTTATCTTGATTCTGCTGGTACGAATATAAATGTTACGCTTCCTGTTGCTTCTGGTGGATCAGGTGCTACTACATTGACAGGTGTATTAAAAGGAAATGGAACTAGTGCATTTACGGCTGCCACAGCAGGTACAGATTATGTGGCTCCAAGTGGTGCTTTAGGTACGCCTAGTTCTGGCACGTTGACAAATGCTACAGGACTACCAATTTCAACTGGTGTTAGTGGTTTAGGTACAGGTGTTGCTACATTCTTGGCTACTCCAACAGCAGCCAACTTAGCTACCGTAGTTACTGATGAAACTGGTTCAGGAGCGTTAGTATTTGCTACTTCTCCTACATTAGTGACACCAGTTTTAGGTACTCCGACATCAGGAACTTTATCTGGCTGTACGGTAGATGGTACTGATTCAGTTGGATTTAGAAATATTCCTATTGCTAGTAAGTCTGCTGCTTATACGACTGTCTTAGCTGACTCAGGTAAGGTTATATTCCACCCATCAACTGATGCTAATGCTAGAACATTTACTATTGATTCAAATGCTAATGTGGCATACGCATTAGGAACAGCATTGACTTTTATTAACATGACTAGCCAAGTGGTAACGATTGCCATTACTAGTGACACAATGTATTTGGCTGGAACTGGAACAACTGGTAGCAGGTCATTGGCTCAGTACGGTATGGCTACTGCGGTAAAGATGACTTCTACCACATGGATCATTTCAGGTAATGGGTTGACATAATGAGCGGTATTATTCAAGCGTTAATAGCTGCTTACAAAGCTACTGATTCATTTTTTAATCGTGTTACATTGCTTTTAAGTACATTAACTACTAATGGAGCACAGAATAATACATTTTTGGATAGCTCAAGTAATAACTATACTGTTACTCGCAATGGTAATAGTACACAAGGAACATTTACTCCGTTTAGCCAAACTGGATGGAGTAATTATTTTAACGGTAGCACTGATTATTTAACTGTTACAGATACGGCTGGGCTTCGTTTTGGTTCTGGTAACTTTACTATTGAGGCATGGGTTTATAGAAACGCTGCTGGTGCTGTTCAAACTATCGCTAGTAAGGGAGCAGCTACACCTACTGGATGGGTATTCCAAATAAGTGCGGCAGATAAATTAGTATTTACTGATACTAGTACAAGTATTACAGGAGCAACTTCTTTAGCTGCAAACACTTGGTATTACGTTGCAGTAGTTAGAGCTGGAACAGGTGCAAGCCAAACAACAGTATATTTAAATGCTGCATCTGATGCCACAGGAACATCGGCAACAAACTTTAGCCAAACAAGCAATATGTTGGTCGGAGCGGATAGAAGTTCAGTAAACTTTTTTAATGGGTACATATCTAATCTTAGGTTATCAAATACAAATAGGACAATTTCCAGTACTCCAACAACACCATTAACGGCTGATGCAAATACAATATTTTTGGCGTCAAATATTAATCGTTTTCAATACACAGATAGTACGGCTGCTTATACTAATATGGCTGTCACTGGCACACCATCAGTCCAAGTATTATCGCCATTTGCTCCTA